TCTGCGCATCATTGCAGAAAAAGGAAAGCTTACACAATCCAATATTAATAAGATTAGGAATATAGGCTAAATCTTTCCCTTTTTTACATTATTAAGCTAAAATACCCTTAAATACAATTAAGGAGTATTTATTATGGCAATAACGGATAAACCGACTGCTTTACAAACCGACAAGGAAATTACTACTTCCATGTTTGAAAGTTTTTTAACCCCTGAAGAGGATAAGGTTGAAGAAGCGGTCACAGAACAAGAAGTGGTAGAAAAAGAAGTCTTAGAAGAAGAACCTGAATTATCTGAAGAAGAATATGAAGATGATGAAGATGATGAATACGAAGACGAAGAAGTTGAAGAAGAAACAGAAGTTGAAGAAGAAACTCAGCAACCTATATATAAAGTCAAAGTAGACGGCTCAGAAATAGAGGTCACGCAGGAGGAACTTATTAATGGATATTCTCGTCAGCAAGATTATACGCGTAAAACTCAAGAACTCTCTCAACAGAAAAAAACTATTGAGCAGCAGCAAGCAGAGTTAGCGCAAAGAGATGCGATTTATTCGCAGTTGTTACCGAAGATGGAGGCCCAATTACAGGGCGAATTGGCTAACGAACCAGATTGGAACACTTTGTACGAAGATGATCCTGTTGGCTACGTCAGAGAAAAGCAGCTTTGGGATGAAAAGAAAGAAAAGTTAGGTGCAGTAAATGCTGAAAACCAAAGGCTTCAACAAGAAGCACAAGTTAATCAGCAAGCTAAGATTCAACAATTTGTTGAGTACGGGCAGCACAAACTTCTTGAAATTATCCCTGAATGGCAAAATCAAGAGATTGCGTCACAAGAAAAGCAAGCTATCAGCGACTATGCTGTGAATTCTTTAGGTTATACACCTCAAGAAATTCAACAGGTTTATGATTATCGTGCTTTGCTTGGTTTAAGAAATGCTTGGTTAAACTCTAAAACAGTTGAAGCCACAAGGAAGAAACCAACACAAAAAGCACCTGCAAGAGTGGCTCGACCTGGAACTACTAACCGACCAAAATCGGCAGCACCAGCGAAGAAAGCAAAACAAACCTTGGCAAGAACTGGAAAAGTCCAGGATGCTGCCAAAGTGTTTGAACAATTTTTAACATAATTTTATTTATACAGGAGTATAAGAATGGCTAAAGTAACAAACGCCTTTGACACATATTCGGCAACAGCTGACAGAGAAGATCTAAGTAATATCATTTACAACATCTCTCCAATGCAAACACCTTTTATGTCATCAATAGGCAAAAGAAGTATTAGAAACGTGGTATTTGATTGGCAAACAGAAGTATTACCTACAGTAGTGGCAACTGGACAGCTAGAAGGTTTTGAACTTTCAAGAGCTGCTGCAACTGCTACAGCAAGGGTAAGTAATGTTGCTATGATTTCAAGCAGAGACGCAACCGTAACTGGTTCGCAGGACGCTTCAGACCCAGCTGGTAAAAGATCAGAAATGGCTCATCAATTAGCTATTATGGCTAAAGCATTGAAAAGAGACATGGAAGAAGCACTTTGTCAAAAAGGCGCTAAAACAACTGGAGATGCTACAACACCTAGGGTAACTGGTGGTTTTGAATCATGGATTAAAACTAACTTCAACAACCAAACTGGAACTGCACCTACTGGTAACGGAGTTGCTCCAACAGATTCTGGAACTCTAAGAGACTTAACAGAAGCTTTATTAAAAGTTTCTTTACAAAAGTGTTTTGCAAATGGTGGAGAACCTTCACTAGCAATATGTGGGCCACATAACAAACAAGTTATTTCTGGTTTCACAGGTAGAACTCAAGCTAGACAAAACATTGATGCAAACACTGTGGAAGCTTCAGTAGCTGTCTACTCTTCTGATTTTGGTGAACTAAAAATCGTTCCATCAAACAGATCAAGAGAAAGATCATTGCTATTGGTAGATCCAGAGTACGCTAAAGTTGCATATCTCAGAGACTTCAAAACTGTTGATATTGCTACTATAGGCGATGCCCAAACCAAAATGATAGTTGTTGAGTACGGGTTAGAAGTATCTAACGAAGCTGCTCACAGTATTGTTTCTGATTTAAACATATCGTAAGTTTGGTTAATTACCTTAAAGGGATGTTTCGGCATCCCTTTTTTTTGTGCTAAAATCTACACATGGCAAGGACAACATTAATAGATCATAAGAAAGGTTATAAATCTGTATTTGCAACAGAGGGTGATAAAATTGTTTATCATACTCAACAGGACATACAGCCAACTTTGGATTATGTAAAAACTCTTTCTGAAAATACACCAGGCAAAGAGTTTCGTCATATAGCAGAAATACCAATGGTGGTATATCAAAAGGCTGTCCGAGAAGGATGGTCACAAGATTCTGCTCAGTGGAAGAAATGGCTTAACCATTCAGATAACAAACCATTTAGAACATGGAAAGGTAAAGTATGACATACGATGAATTAAAAACTAATATTGCAAATTTCTTAAACAGGTCTGACTTAACAAGTGAGCTTGATTTTTTTATTGATGCAACTGAAGCAGAATTTAACAGAAGGCTAAGAAACAAAGATATGGTAAAAAGAGCTACTGCAACAGCAGATGCTCAGTATATGTCTTTACCAACGGATTGGTCAGAAGCTATTAATATAGAAATAACCTCTGGTGACTTTAAACCATTATTCCAACAATCAATTGAATCATTAGATGTTTACAGAAGGTCTATTAATAATGTAACTGGTAAGCCAGTTTACTATGCAATTGTAGATAATTCATTAGAGCTAGCACCTACCCCAGACTCAAGTTATACGCTACAATTAACATACTTTAGTACCATTGATGCTTTAAGCAGTTCTAATACAACGAACTTTATATCTACAGGATATCCAGATGCTTACTTATATGGTGCTTTAAAACACGCCTCAATTTATTTAATGGAAGATGAAAGAGTGCCTTTATTTACAGCACAATTTGAAAAAGCATTAGAAGAAATGAGATTAGAACAAGAAAAGGCAGAATTTGGCAAAGGCTCTCTAATGCAAAGAAGAAGAACTTATGGCAAAGCTGGTAAAAATGTTTATTATTGGAATAATAATTAGGAGACAATATGGCTGGATTTAGTGATTATTTAGAAAACAAAGTATTAACTCATGTGTTTGGTGGAACTGCTTATACAGCACCATCAACTTTATATGTTGGTTTATACACAGCAGCACCATCTGATTCTGGTGGCGGTACTGAAGTTAGTGGAGGATCTTACGCTCGTAAAAGCACGGCTAATATGACAGTAAGTGGAACTTCGCCAACACAAGCTACTAATGGAGCAGCGGTTGAATTTGTAACTGCAACTGGATCATGGGGAACTGTGACTCACGTTGGAGTATTTGATGCTTTAACAAGTGGTAATCTATTAGGTTGGGCGGCTTTAACTGCATCTAAAACAGTCTCAAGTGGAGATGTATTTAGATTTGACGCTGGCGATTTAGATATAACATTAGCTTAACACCATGGCCTCAATAGGCTACGGGCAATATAGTTACGGAAAGGCTGATTATAACAATCCCGAATATGAGTTTGCGTCTGCAACCATAGCTCAAACAACAGGTTTTACTGCATCTGCTGGCGTTACGCTTAAAGCAGTTGCATCTATAGATCAAACAACAGCATTTACAGCTTCTGGAACTAGAGTTCTTTTAGGTTCAGCAACCATTGCACAAACAAGTGGTGTAACTGCTACAGCAGAGGTTATTAAACTAGGCTCTGCATCCATTGACCAAACATCTGGCTTTGTAGCCACAGCAAGACAAATAGATAGGGGGGAGGCAACAATAGCCCAAACCTCTAACTTTACATCAACTGGTCATCTTATCAATCTTGGTGTAGCAAGCATTGACCAAACATCTGCTGCTACTGCAACAGGTTTAATTATTTTAGATGGTGTAACAACCATTGCTCAGACATCAGACTTTACATCATCTGGTGTTCGTATTGCACGAGGACAAGCCTCAATAGACCAAATCTCTGACACCACGGCTACAGGTAGGTTTATTATTGGTGCTTCGGCTGTTATATCACAGGAAAGTAATATTACAGCACTTGGTGGGATTAAGTATTTTGTAGCAGCAAGCATTGAACAATTAAGTGGATTTAATGCTATTGGTAGTCTAAAATGGGAAGATATCATTGTTGCTGATGAAACATGGACAGAACAAGATATAATAGCAGATACCTGGACAAATCAAGAGAACCCAGATACATCATGGACAGATTTACAAACGAGTACAACGTGGGAAGATCAAAATAATCCATCCACTACTTGGAACGAATTAGGCGAACAAGACGCAGCTTAAAGGAAAAATTTTATGGCAGATACATTTACAACTAACTTAAACTTAACCAAACCAGAAGTAGGAGCATCCACAGATACCTGGGGAACAAAGCTCAATACCGATCTTGATGCTCTTGATGCAATCTTTGCCTCCAATGGTACTTCAATAGCATTGAACTTGGACGGAGCAGTTATAGACAGTTCTGTCATTGGTGGAGCTACTCCAGCTGCTGGAACATTCACAACCCTTACAGCTTCTGGTGTATTAACAGGAACAAGTCTAGACATTTCAGGTGATATAGATGTAGATGGCACTACTAACCTAGACATAGTAGATATAGATGGTGCTGTAGATATGGCTACAACTTTAGCAGTAGCTGGAAATGTAGACTTCAACGGTGACTTAGACGTAGACGGCACAACTAACCTTGATGTCGTGGACATTGATGGTGCTGTGGATATGGCTTCTACTCTTAATGTTACGGG